TCTATGGTCACCATGCAAATGCGGCGTGAGCAGGCCGAGCAGTTCTGGTGGAAATACCGTGAGCGCACAGCCCGGCTTGAGACCTGTTTTGAGACAGGTGTGTGGAACCCCAACAGCACACCATTGTGTGGCTGGTGCCCGTGCACTGGCTGCGAATTTAACCCCAAGCACTAAGGAGCTTTTATGACATCCACAGCAGAACAGAGGCTTGCCGTCATCGACTGGTTTGCGTCTGGAAGTTGCGCAAAACGCGCAACAATTAACAAGAACATCACAAGCTACGGAATCAAGCATTTGGTCGAGCTTGCCAGAGGCCTCTACGTCAGCAACGAATCTTGTATTGACGCGCTCAAGGAGCTTGGTTTTAGAGCGCAAAGAGTTCGCGGCACACCGAACTACCGGTTCAACATCCATGTATTCAATCAAGGGTAATGTCATGGCACAACCATCCAGCAAGCGCGACTACAAGCAAGAGTACAAAGACTTTCACGGCAAGCCAGAGCAGGTAGCCAAGCGCGGTGAGCGCGTCAAGGCCCGCCGCATCATGGAGAAGGAAGGCGTGGCCAGCAAGGGCGATGGCAAAGATGTTGACCACATCAAGCCGCTCAAGAGTGGGGGCACATCGGCGCGTGGCAACTTGCGGATGCGCAGCATTGCCGCGAACCGTGCCAGCTCAAAATAAAAACCAAGGAGAAGTGAGTGCAAATCATTGAAGACAAGGCACTGCTATTCAGAACCCGTAACCCCGACAAGTACCGCATCATTCCAAAGCACAAGGTCATCCCTGTGCAGGGTGGGTACGAGGTCGCGGTCTACTGGGGGCTGGATGAAGCTCGTGTTCTACGAAATCTAGGGGTGCGCGATGTACCCTCGCCAATCACCAAACGCTACAAGTGGCCCGGGCGATACAAACCTATGGCGCACCAAGTGGAGACCGCATCATTCCTCACGCTGCATCGCCGTGCGTTCGTGTTCAGCGAACCCGGTACAGGCAAGACGCTCAGCGCCCTGTGGGCAGCCGACTATCTGATGACGCTTGGCAAGGTGCGGCGTGTGCTCATCCTGTGCCCCTTGTCGATCATGCACAGCGCATGGATGGGGGACATCAATTCCAGCATCATTCACCGCTCAGCGGTCATTGCCCACCACCCCAAAGCAGCGCGGCGCATCGAGCTGATCCAGCACGACTACGAGATCGTCATCGCCAACTACGAGGGGCTGAACCTGATCGCAGACGAGATCAACAACGACGGGCGCTTTGACCTGATCATTGTTGACGAAGCCAATGCGTACAAGATGCCGACCACGCAGCGTTGGAAGTCGCTCAACAAAATCATCGGGCCTGAGACGTACCTGTGGATGATGACGGGCACACCTGCATCGCAGTCGCCTGTGGATGCGTATGGGCTGGCCAAGCTGGTTAACCCCGAGGGTGTGCCCAAGTTCTTCACGGCGTGGCGCGACAAGGTGATGCAGAAGCTGACCATGTACAAGTGGGCGCCCAAGCCCGACGCCAAGGACACAGTGTTTGAGGCTTTGCAGCCAGCGATTCGGTACACCAAGGCGCAGTGCCTTGACTTGCCCCCGGTGATCACGATGACGCGTGAGGTGCCGCTGACACCCCAGCAGGCCAAGTACTACAACTTGCTCAAGGAGCAGATGCTGTTCCAAGCGGCGGGTGAGACGATCAGTGCGGTCAACGCAGGCGTGGCTGTGAGCAAGCTCTTGCAGATCAGTTGCGGCGCTGCCTACACGGACGACAGAGAGGTGGTGGAGTTCGACGCATCCCCGCGCCTGAACGTGCTCGAAGAAGTGCTCGAAGAAACCGATCGCAAGGTCATCATCTTCGCGTTGTTCACCAGCACCATCGACACCATTCACCGCCACCTCACAAAGAAGAGCATCACAGCAGACATCATCGACGGCGGTGTAAGCGCAAGCAAGCGCGGTCAGATCATTCACCGCTTCCAGAACGAGCCGGACCCTCGGGTGCTGGTGATGCAGCCTGCTGCATCTGCGCACGGCATCACGTTGACTGCTGCTGACACCGTGGTGTTCTACGGCCCCTTGATGAGCGTGGAGCAATACATCCAGTGATGCGCCCGTGCTGACCGCAAGGGGCAGGACTCTGACAAGGTGACTGTGGTGCACATCCAAGGGTCTGCCATCGAGAAGCGCATGTTCAAAGCGCTGGAAGGAAAAGTAAGCGACAACTCACTTCTGACCAGCATGTTCAAGACAGAAATAAATTCATGAAAGGAGTTGTACAAGCCAAAAAACCCGTGTAAAGTGTCAAGCCTTAGACAAACAAAACAGCTTTTTAGGAGAAGCAAATGTCAGATGAAACCGTTCCCCTTGATCGGCTTGCGAAGATTTATCGCAAGATCAGATCACAGCTTGCTGAGCTGACCCAAGAGTACGACACGAAAGTGGAGACACTCAAGGCAGCGCAGGATGAAATCAAGAACGCCATGAAAGACCAGATGAAAGCGTTGGGCGTCACGTCCGTGCGCACACTGGAGGGCACAGTCGTTCTTTCCGTCAAGACCCGCTACAACACACAAGACTGGGACTCGTTCAAGAAGTTCGTGGTCGAGCATGATGCAGTGGACTTGCTGGAAAAGCGCATCGCCCAAACCAACATGGGTCAGTTCCTTGAAGAAAACCCGGGCGTTGTTCCGCCCGGCCTCAACTCGTCGTCAGAGTACGACATAAGCGTGAGAAAGCCGACCTGAGTCCCCGTGACTTGTAATTTAAATCAACCTGAGAAAAATCATGAGCAACATCACAATGTTCAACCCCTCCCAAGTTCCAGCCTTCGCCCGTAGCGCCGAGCTGTCCGAGACAACCAAAGCCCTGCTGGGCGGCGCTGGTGTTGTCGGCTCCAAGCGCATCTCGATCAAAGGCGGCGTGTTCCGTCTGGTCGCTGGCGGCAAGGAAGTCACCTCGATTGAAGACCGCCACCTCGACGTCATCATCGTCAAGGCTGCGCCCAAAGTTGCCCGTGTGTTCTATGCGGCCAAGTACGACAACACTGCTGCCGCTGCTGCACCTGACTGCTGGTCCAACGATGGCGAGACACCCGACAAGTCTGTCAAGGATGCACAGGCAAGCACCTGCGCCAAGTGTGCGCAGAACATCGCTGGCTCAGGCAACGGTCAAAGCCGTGCCTGCCGCTACCAGCAGCGTCTGGCTGTGGTGTTGGCCAACGACCCAAGCGGCGATGTGCTGCAGGTGACCCTGCCCGCTACCAGCCTGTTCGGCAAGGAAGACGGCGACAAGCGCCCACTGCAAGCGTACGCCCGCTACTTGGCAGCGCAGACCCCTCCGGTCAACCTTGACACCATCGTGACCCGCATGAAGTTTGACACCAAGGCCGAGTCGCCCAAGTTGTTCTTCTCCCCAGTGCGCTGGTTGGATGACGAGGAGTACAGCACTGCGCAGTCGCAAGGTGCTACCAAGGATGCCGAGCAGGCAATCAACATGACCGTGGCCCAAGCCGATGGCATGAGCAAGCCAGCCCCGATGGCAATTGGCGGTAAGCGCCCTATGCCCGTGGTCGAAGAGGAAGCAGAAGAGGAGGCTCCAGCGCCAGCACCCAAGGCTACCAAGTCCAAGAAAGCCGCAGCCCCTGTGGTGGATGAGGACGAAGAGCCAGAAGTGCGCAAGCCTGAAGCCAAGGAGTCTGCTGTGCCCACCAAGAAATCCAAGCTGGCCGACATCGTGGCTGATTGGGACGACGAAGACTGATTGAATCGGGGGCTGTTAAGCCAGCATTCGAGGATGGTGATTTGCAGATTTTCTGGCTTTCTCCTGCAACAAGTTAAAACCCAAATCGAAGCCCCCACCTAAACACTATGGCCTACTCACAAAAAATCATTGATGAGATTTCCAAAACCCCCAAGTCTCTGGGCAACCAGCTTGGGCGGTGGGCGATCCATCACGACTTCCCGGTGACCAAGATCGCTGAAGCCTTGGGCGTCACACGCCAGACTGTGTACAACTGGTTCACAGGCACCGAGGTCTTTGTGGCGTACCGCTATCGGGTCGAGAACATGCTGCACATCATGCAGCATTCCAAAAACAAACAAGACGCTTGGAGAACACTATGCAAAGAGTACAACCTCAAAACCTGACAAACGAAGAGCTGATGCGCCACATCTACATGATGAACTACAACGTGCCTGTGGACTT